CCGCAAAGTACGTAAATCAGTTCCTCGGCGATCAATTACAAATTACACTAGATAGTTTTCAAGAATTCAATCGAATGGGTACAGTATTTACTGGCGGCATGGAAACCATTAGAGCAGTAACAGGCAGGGCAGGTATCTTGATAGATCAGTTTACCCAAGGTATAAGATCAGCAATCGACAGTGTGCGAGCCATGGGTTTAGGAACACAATTTAGTTCTATCGCAGTAGCAAGGGGTATGGAGCAGTTAAAAGACGCTACACATGCTATCGAAATTGCAATTAGAAATGAAGAAGGTGAGGTAATAAGGAGTACAGCGGCTACTAGTACCTTTAGAGAAAGTATCAGACGATTAGGTTACGAAACTGAAGACCAAGTTGCTCTTGTTGCCGACTTCCTGTCCTTGCAACGTGCGCAAATGACAGAGGACGAGTTTAGAGCATTTACACGCAGAGGTATTGATGCCCAAGTTGCGCAGGATACACTAGAATATGCAAAAAGTTTAAGACTAATAGCTGATTTGACTGGAGCAAGTGCATCAGAAGTTGCAAAAGAAGCGAGAGAAAGGCAGCTATCATCGTTGGCACTTGCCAATCTTACTACAGAACAGCGTGATGTTTTTGGCAATGTATCAACATTCTTTGAAAAATCAGGTGCAGGGTTCCTAAATACCGCACTTAACCAGTTGATTGCTACTGGCGGGAACGCTGTCCTAGATGAAAGTTTTAATGTTATAGCAAGTAAAATGCCTGAACTTAGGCAATTAGTTGATACAATGTATGCAAATATCACCAGTGGCGAAATGTCAGCAGAAGAAGCTGGTAAAGCCGCTGCCGCTCAATATGGTGATATAACAGAAATGTTACGGGAGCGTATGCCAGAATTCCGAGAGTTGATAGCCGCGGGAACACTAGGTAACGCAAGTAACCTAGGTCCAATAATAAACTTCTTGGATACCATGGCAGGGTACACAAGAGGAGGAACACAAACAATAAAGGATTCAAGTGCGGCAATAGACGCAATGGCAAATGCGCCAGACAAGTTAACTCAATCACTAGTCAAAAATGCAGAAGCACTATTAGATACTTCAGTGGCCATTGAGCAAGCAACTACAAGTATTTTACCTAGGTATTCAAGTGCCCTGGCAACAATAAACACATACATGAAAAACTTTGTAGAATTTTTAGCTCAATTTGGTGGCAACATTGGTAACATATTGGCTGGTGATTTTAGTTTCTTTGGCAAATACACAACAGGATCTGATATTGGCGTTACCATGGGGCAAGGTACTGATAGTAATAATACTCAAGGAGGCTTAACTGGTTCGGGAGAGTTCACCGGAGCATCTGTAACAAATCCAGATACTGCAATACCTGTTGCAGACCGTGTGTTACTAGGTGACATGAAATTACTGTTGGCTAAAGCAGGTGAGACAAATCGAATATTACAACAAGAAACTCTTAAAACAGCACAAGCGTCCGGTGACGTAAATACAGAATCAAACGCAATTCTACAAAAGTTAGATGCACTAATTGCAAAAAATAATGATTTGCTAGAAGAAGCCAGACTTCAAACTACTAAATTAGACGTATCAGCTCGCGCAAATAAAGCCCAAGCAGATACGGCAGCTCTTGCAAACGTATATACCTTCTCGTAAAAACAATGCCTACAACTAATGATGCGATAAATATAACACAACTTCGGAATCATTAAATGACCTGGCGAAAATATTTTAAAAGTAGCAACATACCTAGCAACGTAAGTCCTATAGGCAGTGGCCGTAGCAGTGGTGCAAACCCCGACTATCGCAACTTCGAGAGCAACTTACCTGACGTATACATTGGTCACCCAAACCGTACTGAACGTTATAATCAGTACGAGCAGATGGACATGGATTCAGAGATCAATGCCGCACTGGATATTCTTGCTGAGTTTATGACACAAAAGAATGAGTCTAACGGCACAAACTTTGACATACACTTTAAAGATAATCCCACAGACAACGAAGTAAACATAATCAAAGAACAGTTACAACAGTGGGTATCACTTAATGAATTAAACAAACGCACGTTTAAGATCATACGAAATACAATCAAATACGGCGATCAGGTGTTTGTGCGTGACCCAGAGAACTTTAAGTTATTTTGGGTAGAAATGAGTAAGGTCACGAAGGTTATTGTTAACGAAGCAGAAGGTAAAAAGCCTGAACAGTACCTCATTAAAGATATTAACCCCAACTTCCAAAATCTCACAGTCACATCAGTAGCCGCAACGGACACTTATATTAATCATCCGCAAGTTGGCGGACCTAGCGGTGCATACACTCAACCAGCGACACCGTATTCGGGTGGTAGTAGATTTAGCCACGCACAAAATGAAACTGCTATTGATTCACAGCACGTGGTACACCTGAGCCTAACAGAAGGGTTAGACGCTTATTGGCCTTTTGGTAACAGTGTGCTAGAGAATGTGTTTAAGGTTTACAAGCAAAAAGAACTGCTTGAAGATGCTATTATTATATACAGAATACAACGTGCGCCAGAGCGTAGAGTATTCAAAATTGACGTAGGTAACATGCCAACACACATGGCAATGGCTTATGTGGAACGTATTAAGAACGAAATACACCAGCGACGTATCCCAACACAAACAGGTGGCGGCGCTAACATGATGGATGCAACATATAATCCGTTAGCAATGATGGAAGATTACTTCTTCCCAGTTACAGCAGAAGGACGTGGCAGCAGTATCGATGTTTTTCCTGGAGGACAGAATCTAGGCGAAATTACAGATTTACGTTTCTTTACTAACAAGTTGTTCCGTGGACTGCGTATTCCTAGCAGTTATTTGCCTACAGGATTAGAAGATGGCACTCAAAGTTATAATGACGGGCGTGTTGGTACAGCACTAATACAAGAATGGCGCTTTAATCAGTATTGTAAACGTTTACAAAACATGATTGTTGATAAACTCGATCAAGAGTTTAAGACATTTATGCGGTGGCGTGGTATTAATATTGATAGTCAGCTGTTTGATCTTAAATTAGAAGAGCCGCAAAACTTTGCACAGTACAGACAAGCAGACGTTGATTCAGCTCGTATTGCAACATTTGCACAGTTAGAAGCATATCCGTATATGAGCAAGCGTTTCTTAATGAAGCGGTATTTGGGCATGACTGAGCAAGAAATGACAGAGAACGAAGAAATGTGGGCACAAGAACAGGGCGATATAGAAACAGCACCAGCAGATGATGCATCACTACGCAATGTAGGCATCAGCCCAGGAACCATTGCAGGTGACCTAGACAACGTGGAAACTGCTGAAGCAGTCCCCCCAGGAGCTGAAGAAGCCGCAGGCGGCGCACCAACAGGTGTTCCTGATACAGTAGGACCGGGTTCAGCACAAGGTCCTGGTCCTGGCGCCGCAGGAGCCCAACCATCAGCCCAAACTGCAGGATAGTATAAATAATACTATGTTTTTAGCTGAACTCTACCAAAAGACCGAAAAAGGGTACTACTCACCAGGCGACGATAACTCAACTATCAAGTTAAGTGACATGCGCAAAGGTTCACGCCTTACTCTTGGTGATTTAAACAGACTGCGTATGAGCAACGATGTACGTAAAGTCGAACATGAGAAAAAGCTAGAAAGAGTATCAACCCAGTACAAACCACCCGTTGAACCCGGTGGTCTAGGCGTATAGCACACAAAATCATTCAAAAAAACACCTATTTAACTAGTAATATACAGTTATTTGTTAAATATTCAACAAGCCATATTAAATTAAGGAGTCACTATGAACAAATATGAACAGCTTATAGAATACATCATCAACGAAGATGAAGACAAAGCCAAGGCTTTATTTCATGACATCGTTGTTGAAAAATCACGAGACATTTATGAGTCTTTGATGGACGAAGAAACCGTTGACGAAACAATTGGTGGAAACGAAGTCGAAGATTTGGTAGACGAAATACAAGCCGACGAAACCGACGGCATTCCTGAAGGCGAAGAAGAAGAGATGGACGCTGAAGAGGAAATGATGGGCGGTGACGACGAAGAGCATGCAGATGAAGAGCACGGTGAGCTTGAAGATAAAGTTATGGATCTTGAAAAAGAACTTGACGAACTTAAAGCAGAATTTGATGCACTCATGGCAGACGAAATGGAAGAGCCAGCACACAGTGATATGGCAGACGACATGGAAGCTGATGCTGAAGAGTTAGAAATGTACGAAGCACACGACGAAGACGAAGATGAAGACGAAGTTTCCGAAGCACATTGCACACCTGCACACAGAAAAAAGAAAATGGAAGAAGACGAAGAAGTAGTTGAAGATGCTGAAGAAGTAGCAGAGTCAACAAAGCCACAAGCAAAATACTCTAAGTCAGCAGTTGATCTTATGCGTGAGTATGTTGAAAAAGTTGCAATGCCATCAGGTGAAGACAACAAAGCAGTTTCACCCGTTGCTGGTAAAAACGACATGGGCGGTAAAGCAGTTGATTTTGATGCTGGTAGTACTACTGATCCAGACGGAACAAGCGCACCTAAAGAAGGTAAAGTAGATAAAATGCCGCATGCTGGTAACTACCAAAACGTTCCAGGTGCTAAAGCAGACCTAAGCAAAGCAACAGGTGCTAAGACTGCTGAAGAAGGCGGTGTCAACAAAGACAGCGTTGAAAAAGGTGGTAACTAAACTAGGACAATAATATGGCTTTGTACCTAAAAGAGAATCTTACATTTGATCGGGCCAAGATTGAGGTCATCTCAGAAGACAGCAACACCGGTCGAGGTAAGGATCTATATATGAAAGGGATATTCATTGAGGGAGGCGTCAAAAACGCTAACGCTCGTGTTTATCCCATTCACGAAATTGAAAAAGCCGTTTCAAGTATCAATGAGCAAATCAAAGAAGGACATAGCGTCCTAGGCGAAGTAGATCACCCAGATGATTTAAAAATTAATTTGGATCGTGTATCACACATGATTGAAAGTATGTGGATGGACGGACCATGCGGCCACGGTAAACTTAAAATCCTTCCAACACCAATGGGAAAACTAGTAGAATCTATGATTACTAGCGGTGTTAAGTTGGGTGTTAGTTCACGTGGTAGCGGTGAAGTTAATGAGAGTTCGGGACACGTTAACAATTTTGAAATTATTACTGTTGACGTTGTCGCACAACCAAGTGCTCCACATGCTTATCCAACCCCAATTTATGAGGGGTTGATGAACATGCGTGGTGGACACAACGTATTTGAAGTAGCGAAAGAAGCTACTCAAGATCAAAGAGTACAAAAGTACCTGAAAGAAGGCGTTTTACGCTTAATCAAGGACCTTAAGTTAAAATAGGAGAACTAGATGTTAGATGCTATCAAGCCATTGATAGATAGCGGTATCATTAACGAAGATACGCAAGAAGCAATTACTGAGGCATGGGAAGCAAAACTTTCTGAAGCCAAAGAAGTTGCTCGTGCAGAACTTCGTGAAGAATTTGCAAATCGCTATCAACATGACAAACAAGTAATGGTTGAAGCTCTAGACAAAATGGTAACTGAAAGTCTCCAATCAGAACTTGAAGAATTTGCTTCAGAAAAGCAAGCACTTGCTGAGGATCGTGTGAAGTTTAAAACACACATGAACGAAAGCAGTGCTAAGTTTAATGATTTCATGGTAACAAAATTAGCAGAAGAAATCAAAGAACTTAGAACAGATCGCAAACAGTACGAGAATAGTGTATCTAAACTCGAACAGTTTGTTATCAAGCAACTTGCAGAAGAGATTCAAGAGTTTGAGCAAGACAAGCAGGCAGTAGTAGAAACAAAAGTCCGCTTGATTGCAGGAGCAAAAGACAAATTAGCAGAATTACAGCAGAACTTTGTAGCACGTAGTTCAGCACTTGTTAAAGAGTCAGTTGCTAAAAACCTAGAGTCAGAAATGACTCAACTCAAAGAAGACATCCATCAAGCACGTGAAAACATGTTTGGTCGTCAAATCTTTGAAGCCTTTGCTTCAGAATTCGCTGTTACTCACTTAAATGAGAACAAAGAAATCAAGAAGTTACAGGCTGTTGTTGCCGCTAAAGAGCAAGCTCTAGCAGAAGCTAAATCACAAGCAGAAGAAAAGGCAATAATTGCTGAGTCAAAAGATAAAGAAATCAAAATGATTAAAGAATCAGCAGAACGCAAGGATAAACTTGCTGACCTGTTGAAACCACTCAACAAAGAGAAAGCCGCAGTGATGAGCGAACTTCTCGAAAGTGTGCAGACTGCTAAGTTGCAGAATGCATATGACAAGTATTTACCGGCAGTTTTAAACGCAAATAGCAAGACAGTTAGCGAAGCGAAAGCAGTGTTAACCGAAAGCCGCGTTGAAGTTACTGGTGATAAATCTGCTAAACAAACCAACGCCAAGACCGAAGACGACAGCAATGTTGTTGAGATCAAGCGTTTAGCAGGGCTTAGATAACCCTAAAAGGAAAAAGGAAAAGAAATGACACAAGCACTATTAGAAAGCCGTTGGGGCGAAACAAAAGATGCCCTGTTAGAAGGTTTAAACGGCGCCAAGCGCAGTACAATGGGTGTTGTTCTAGAGAACACACGCAAGAGTTTGATGGAGACCGCTACCGCTGGTTCAACAGCCGCTGGTAACGTTGCTACATTGAACCGTGTAATTTTACCAGTCATTAGACGAGTAATGCCAACCGTTATTGCTAACGAAATCGTTGGTGTTCAGCCTATGACAGGTCCAGTTGCACAGATTCACACACTACGTGTACGCTATGCTGATTCAGTTACATCAACAGCAAGTGCACCATTTGATACAAGCGTTACTGCTGGTGATGAAGCACTTTCACCATTCAAGATTGCTACAGTATATTCAGGTAGTTCTTCTACCGGTCGTGCTGATTCAACAAGTACACTTGAAGGTAACCCAGGTAACAAGATCAACGTCCAGATCTTAAAGCAAGTTGTTGAAGCTAAGACACGTAAGCTATCAGCACGTTGGACATTTGAAGCCGCTCAAGATGCGCAAGCAATGCACGGCTTGGATATTGAAGCAGAAGTTATGGCAGCTCTTGCACAAGAGATTACAGTTGAAATTGACCAAGAAGTTCTTGGTTCACTTCGTAGTCTTGCTGGTACTGAGTTCACATATAACCAGGCAGCAGTATCTGGTACAGCTACTTACGTTGGTGATGAGCATGCCGCATTGGCAGTTCTTATCAACAGAACAGCTAACTTGATTGCATCACGCACACGTCGTGGCGCAGGTAACTGGGCAGTTGTTTCACCAGCCGCTTTAACAGTTCTCCAGAGCGCAACAACAAGTGCTTTTGCACGTACAACTGAAGGCACATTTGAAGCACCTACAAACACTAAGTTTGTTGGTACATTAAATGGTGCAATGAAAGTTTATGTAGACAGCTATGCTAGTGATACACAAGCAGTTCTAGTTGGTTACAAAGGTTCAAGCGAAGCAGATGCAGCCGCATTCTATTGCCCATATATTCCATTAATGAGCAGTGGTGTTGTGTTGGATCCATCAACACTTGAGCCAGTAGTTGGCTTTATGACTCGCTACGGATATGTAGAGCTCACGAATACTGCATCATCGTTCGGTAATGCAGCCGATTACTTGGGTGAGATTGCAGTTTCGAATCTTTCATTCCAGTAATAGTAATACAAACTTCCTAGTTTTTAAAATAGGAAAAAGCAGAAAAGGAGTCGCAAGACTCCTTTTTTGTTGGCTTGCATTTCTTATTAGTACATAAGTACTATAATGGAAACTATCGTAATGGCAATTTTAGTCACTGTGTTAACAGCAGACGGGACACCGTCAACGGGTTATCACCAACATGGTCCAGAGTTTTACAACCTAGGTGCATGTCAACGCATAATTGGCGACAGGGATCTTCTTCCTGAAATATACGAAGATGTGCGCAGACATATAGGCTCACGTTTGGTTAAAACTAGAGAGATTGGATGCTTTACTGCAGAGTCTCTTAAAGATACTAACGACTTGCTTAATTATGATTCAACACCTTTTCTATCATTATAAAACAAAATAACTTGACTTAATATGCTAGTTACTGTATAAATATATATACGTTCAGCTGAGAGGCCGGAAGTAGACTACCCAGTCGAAGGAACGCATTATCATCGTTCATCTCGAAAGAGACGGAAGTAGGTAATGGTTACCGAAGGAACGCACCTAACTGTGAAAAGGAGGGTGTTATTATGACAATGTGGACTCGCTATTGTAGAGAGCAAGCACAGAAAGACTATCACAAGTCTCAAATGCTTAAAATCTTGTTGTTACGTGCAATACACGAAACAGACAAGTGAACTTCAAGGGGCTGAAACGCCCCTTTTTTGTGACTAACATTTCTATAAATACTATTGTTCATATGAACTTATGCGGAGCCAAACCGCGTAGGCCTAGAACGCCACTTATAATAAGGAGAAGTTAAAATGGCAAGAGGTTTAAAAATCAGTCACGAACGTGCAGATGGCACACTAGTTGACCAACAAGTTACTTCAATTAGTAGTATTGGTGGTACAGGTGGTCGACCACAATGGATTACTGTAGAAGGTGTAAAAACTGTAAAGGTTGCTTTTAGAACTGATGCAGGTATTTTACATTCAAATGCTTACATTATTGCACAAAAAGGTGCTACACAGTACTTTGTCGCAAATGCTACAGGAGCAGTAGAAGGATATACACACGCTAATGCTAGTACTACAATTGCTACATTAACAGCAGGTGCTGACGTCGCTAATGCTACACCAGCAACAAGTACAAGTTCATGTACAATCACAGGCTACAACACATCAAACACACGATTTTATGTTTCACGTATTTCAAACAAATTTGTTTGGGATCAATCAAACAATAGATATCGCTGGAGAACAAGTGATAACGTTGCAACATCAACATTTGCTAACGTTCAATGTCACTAATATAAAGTTTAGAACTTTAGAGATTAACCCGCTCCGGCGGGTTTTTCTTTGTCCACCAACATTTTAATTAGTATAAATATAATGAATAAGGACTTTGAAAATGGCTGTAGTCAACAATTTAAACACTGATTTATTAATTACTAATACAATAAACCCTTCTGCAAATATCACATTGCAGAGTGCTACTGTTTACATAGATGGTGACTTGCAGGTTGGTGGAAACAGCACAGCCGTTACTAAAACTGATTTAGAAGTTACAGATAACTTAATTACCTTAAACAAAGGTGAATCCGGGGCAGGCGTCACATTAGGTAGTGCCGGTATTGAGATTGACAGAGGTAGTTCTAGTACAGTTGCCCTTCGATTTAACGAAACTGGTGACAAATGGCAAATAACAAATGATGGTGCTACTTATGGTAACATAACAACATCAGCAACCTCGCTTACTACACTGGTTGATGACACGAATCCAACACTGGGTGCTAACTTAGATGTTGCTACATTTACAATTTCAAGTGAGTCAACCGACTATGTTAAGTTTGACAGTAATTTAGCAGTAAGACATACAAGCACAGCACCAAGTACAGTTGCAGATCATACAGTAATTTATGCGCAAACACCTTCCCAAGGTGGTAGCGGTGTTTACTTAACAAACACAAGTGATGCTGGCAGACAAGTCAGCACAGTAAGAAATGCAATAGTATACTCATTGGTATTATAGGATAAAAAATGACAATTCACAGCAATTTATTAGGAACAGGTGTAGCAGGAAATATTTTAGTTTCTGCAGGAAACGGAGTTGCAGTTACTACCATGTATTTTACTAACACTGATACTAATCCAATTACTTTCAATCTGCATGCAGTCCCAGTTGGGTTTACAGCAAACGGTAATAACATAGTTTACTCCAACAAACTGCTCAGTGCCAGCGACACTTATGTGATTGACTGGGAAAAATTAGTACTAGATCCAGGCGAAACATTACAAGCAAATGCAAATGTAGCAAATAAAATTGTAGCAACAGTAAGCACAGTGGGATTGTAACGTTATGGGACGCTATATAAAAAAGACTGAAGCAATAGGCGGAAGTAGTGCTACTGCTATCCAAATACCAACTAGTTCAACTACTTCTGGTCCTGAAATACTCGATAACGGAATGCTGAGATGGAATACCGACAACAGGCGTATAGAGTTCTGGTACGAGAATGCATGGCAAACTGTAGCCAAAGTGGGTAGTGTACAAATTACCACAGACGAATTCACAGGCGATAATGCAACCACTACGTTTACTATGGGACAAGCCGAATCGGATGCTAACGCTGTGATAGTACAAATCGGAGGAGTATATCAACAACCAAATGTCAACTACACCATGGATGGTAGTACCACAATCACGTTTACTAGTGCACCGCCAGCACCCGGAGTAAACCCAAATAAAGTAGTTGTTGTGCATAATATAAACAGTACTGACACAACTTACGACTAGGAGTTTAAATGGCGATTGGAAAAATTTCCGGTGCAATGCTTTATCCCAACCTTGTTCGTCAAGGTATAGATTTAGCATTTGAGTCAAACTTACTTTACCTAGATGTAAATAATCATAGAGTTGGTGTAATCAACTCCTCTCCTGCCTACGCACTCGACAGTTCTGGCAACGTAAAAATAGCAAATATAGTAGTAGAAGGAAGTTCCTTTAGTTCTAACACTGGCGTTATGTCTTTTGGTAGTAATGCCAATGTTAGCATTACAGGCGGAACATCAGGGCAATATTTGCAAACTGATGGTAGTGGAAATTTAAGTTGGGCAACAGTTGAAACCAGTGGCGATTCAATAACGTTAGGCACACCCAGCGACGGGTTACTTTGGCCTACCGGAATGTTAAGCACGTGGGAGTCAGCGACAACAATCACCAATGCTGTTGACGATGTTAACGAGTGCATGTTTAACATTATGAACAGCACCGCAGTTGCTAATGTAGCATTTACAGCAGATACAACATCAGGTGGTGCTGGTACAACAGTAACACTTAACATTTCTTCATTGGGCAATCCTAATAGGTACGACATTAATTGGGGCGACGGCACAACTGATAGTAATCAAACAGATTCAACCCCAACACATACATATTCAACAAACAGCGGGTCACCGTTCACAGTAAACGTAAGAGCATACAACAACGGTGGTGTTGGTGCGTGTAGTGAAATGTACTACGAACTCGAAGATTACATTATCATATACACAGCAGATCCAGTTGTAAGTTTTGCGGCGTATGCGGCAAGTTCAGGTGGTAGTGCAATTACACAATGGGACGATGGTGATACAGTTTACTTTGAAAACACAACTACCAACACCAGTGGAGCAACAGTTCAATATACATGGTCCTGGGGTGATGGGAGCAGTGATGATGTGGTATCAAGTGATGCATCAGCAGGTGGTGTAGGTGGTGGTAGACTAGCACATACATTTACTGCAAGCTCAGAACAAGAACAAACACGAACAGTCACATTAACACTAGACAGTCATACTACAGCAACACCAGATGTAATACCAACTAATGATTCTGATGCGTTTAAGATTTATGACGACCATACACCTTCTGTTTCACTGAGTAGTACAACAGGAATCAACGAAGAAGGAACCAGCGGGTTACCCATTACATTTACCAACACAACAGAAACTTCCATTGGTAGTTACGCAACATACGGTATTCAGTACAGATACGAGTTTGGTGATGGAAATGTGCATGTTGTTAATACAGGATCTAGCGCAAGCGGAGATACCAGCGGAACAATCGGGCATACATACGCACTAACATCAGGTGAACAATCTTCAGGAACAGCACGTGACTTTAGTGGAAACTTAAAAGTACTTAGTAACCACGATAGCTCGCCATTTATCAGTTCGACGTTTACAGTGCATGTTGAACCAGATGTACGTGCTATTGTTAGTGCTACAGCAGTCACTACCAGTGACAGAAGCGGTGACAATCAATACGATTTATATCCGTTTACAGATTACAATGGAAACAATCGTGCATTGGTTAGAGCAACTAATACATCACAGAACGCTGATGATTATTTGTACGACTGGGGCGATTCGTCAGATGATTCAGTAATTGAAGACGGCTCATCAGCAGGTAGTATAGCCGCAACAATTGATCACAGTTATATAAGTGCAAGCACAGGTAATTACAATTTATCATTTACAGCAAACGGTACTCCTGACATATCTACACAAACTGACACAGACACAGGTATCACGTTTACACTAAATGCAGTTCCGTCGGCACCATCTAATTTGAGTGCGTTTAGTATCACCTTATCAGACAGCGCACAAGGCACGAATCCAAAACTAACTGCTGGCTTTACAGACAACAGTGATTCCAATCCACTAAGTGCTGGCGCAAGTTTATCAACTACAACAGCAAGACGCTACACCAGCGGCACAATCGATACTAGCACAGTCAATAATGCATACAATGGTGTAGATGGAACACTTACTGCAATCATCAACGGCGCAGACAGCGGTAACAAGACATTCAGTACGTCAACTGGTGAAAACGGAACGTTTACAAGTTTGGTAGTAAGCGGACAACTTGATGCACACGACAGTATCAGTTCAAGTACCTACCCAACAGGTTTTTATCAAACGTTTGACGCAAAAATTACACAAGCACTTGCAAGTTATACCGTAGGTGTCAACGATCAAAGATTAGAACACAGCTCAACAGGAAATACAAATTACGTAGCAGTTGTGTATGATGATGTTACTAGTGTGCCAAGCATTGTTGTTAACGGTACATTGTCAGAAGGCACTGGCGGAACAAAACGTTACATATCAGGCATCCCATATTACAATTCAGGATCACCTACACTTACACTAAGTGGAGTTGAAATCAGTAACTTAACTGGTCAGGCATACACAGACCAAAGTAATATTGTTGAAGTGGACAACGGTACTAATCAAGAAGGTACAAGTTCTGCAGGTACAACAAACACAGATTACAGTTACAGTGACATAGACGGTGCAAGCAGTATGCTCACAGGGGGTATACCAAATGTGGATACTGGTGTTGCTAGTGCGTATGCAATAGGAGATTTAAGCGTTCCTATTACATCAAGCTCAGTAAGAACTATTGATAGAGTTAAAATTAGAGCAAGGAACTGTAATGGTACAAGCAGTTACAGTGAAAACACAACTAATGTACAAGTACATTCAGCGGCACAAAGTGGTATCAGTGAGATCGCTATTGCAGTATCAGACAGTTTAGGCGCTGGGTTTGACGATGACGGTGTAAGAATATTTGATTTTAATGCGGCAACAACAGACAATCCTAGTTACAACGGTGCTACAAACTTCTACACAAACAGTCCTTACACAGAAGCAAGTGATCCTGGTGTTGAAGGCACAAAAGAAGCAACTATTAGATTAGGTGTCTTGAAGTATGATGTAACAGATTATAGTTCAGGATATCTCCCAGTAGGTCCAGATAGAAGCAGTGACACAGGCACACAATACTTTACCTTTGCATTTAGACGTACCACAATGGCAAACTTTGATATTAACATTACAAGTTCGGGCATTGCAGGTTTATGGATAGCGGCACCAGGTACTGCTATTGACTCAGCATCATCGCTTAACGGTTGGTTGGATGCAAGCACAACATACGGTGGTTCAGGTGTACCAGGTGCTAACACAGGCAGTGGCGGTAATGGTTCTAACGGATGTGCATTTACGTCTGGTGATAGAATCGCCACCAGCACATCACTAAGTGGTGGTTACACAATGACACTGGGTAGTGAGAACGGAACAAACGCAACAGGCAATGTTGTGTTGGTGAGAATAGCATTAACAAGTGGGCAAAGTGTTACTGCGCTTAGTGTAGGAGTAGCGAGCTAATGGCAATATCAGACTCCCAAAAAGTTGACTATCTGTGGAAAAAGCTAGGTTACTCTGCTGCCAAATCAGATACTAACGCTAATAAGAAAGCACCCAACGAAGCGATAGCAAGTCCGCTGTTGATGCGAGCTGATAAGTTATGGTCACAGGCTAGTGAAATACCAGCAGTATTACCAGGAAGTACCAGTGATCCTGTAACAGTATACCCAACATCAGCCCCACAAGAATGTACAGTTGATGCTACGTCAACTGCAAATAGAACATGGAAAACAGGCCTAGCAGATTGGATTAGCCCAGAGTTTGGCTCTACATATCAAGTAAAAGTTTACATCCACACCGCAAGTGATGCCGCTGGTGCAACTGGTGGTGATCAAGTGTTTGCAACTGGTTCAGGCAATGATGACGAATGGTTCTTTGACTATCAAGCTGGTACATTGCATTTTATTGGAACAAACTTACCAAACAGTATAAGTTTTACAGGCAAGAGTGTATATATTAGTGGTGGACGTTACACAGGCGATTTTGGTATCGGTACAGTTACAGAAGCTAATATTAGTGGCGGTAATGTTAGTGCAAACATCAGTGGTAACGTCGATGGTGGATATGGTGTGTTTTCTGCAAATGTTTCAGCACCATGGTTTGTTGGCAACATCGATGCAGATATTGGCACTTTTGACACCAGTTTGTACGCTGAAGAAGTTACCATAAGCAGTAATAGTTCATTTACTGATACTAGTGCTACTATACAATATCTAACAGTAGAAGGTGAAACAATCACCAGCACCAACGAACATGTTACCATTAGTCCAAATACTAGTGGTGCTAATAACGTTGTTAAAATTGGTGGCGTTACTGCGATAGATGTGCCAACTGGCAATACAGCACAACGACCAGCAATAGCAGATGCAGGTTATGTACGTTTCAACAGTGAGACCGGAACACTAGAGTGGTATACAGGTAGCACCTGGGCGTCAGGATCATCTGGTATTACACAGCAAACTATTACACCAAATGGATCCGACAGTACATTTACACTGGATCAAGAGTCAACTGCTGATGGTATACTTGTAAGTATCAACGGTACTAGCCAGAATCCAGACTCTTCATATAGCGTAAGCGGAACAGACATAACATTTACAGAAACACCACTTGCAACTGATATTATTGATATACGTTTCCTAGCAGTTGCAGTTGCCGCAGCCGGTATGGATAGTGTGATTGAAGATACTAGCCCACAACTAGGCGGTAACTTGGACGTAAACAGTAATTATATTACCAGTGCAAGTGATGGTAATATACCAATTAAAGCAGACGGAACAGGCGAAGTCACTTTACAAGGTAACGTTATTAGTTTAACAGGAAATCTAGAAGTCAGTGCCACATCTGGCACACCTAGTGATGCGTCAACTCCAACAGCATGGCTTAAAGTTTATGTTGGTGGAACAGAGTATTTTCTTCCTTTGCACCAGTAAAACAAGCAGAATAATTTTATAATTTGGACTAAATAATATAGCAAGACACACTTCATAACACCCCTTCCCTCCCCTTTTCCAAATCATTAAAAACAAAACGGCAAAAGGTGTTCCCTCACGAATGCGATAAATAACTTTATCACTGGCAAGCATGTCCGGATATTGTCACTGAGATTAAAGCGTTTATACACTATTAAAAGGAAGCTAGAATGGCCGTTACTCGTATTAAAAATAATCAGATTACTGATAGCACTATCACCGGTGCCAAGGTTGCAAACGCAACACTAACAGGCGGATTATTTGCATCAGCACTCACACTAAACTCTAACGTAAGTATTGTAGGTAACTTATCTGTTACAGGAACCACATCAACAGTTAGCAGTACAAACACATTTATTAATGATCCGTTGATTGTTTACAACAATGGCTATACGGGTGATTTATCAAACTACAGCATTGGTATGCTGGTAAACAGAAACCTTGCGTCACTTGCCGACTATGGCAGTGTTAACGTAGCCTGGGCCTGGGATGAAGCCGAAGGTGCTTTTGTTGCAATTGCAACAACTGACACTGGTTCAGGTATCACAAGTATTAACAACAGTGGCTACGGAAATGTTAAATTAGGTAATGCAGAAATTGTATCCAAATTAACGGCCGGATCATTAGTTGCAACCACATTCGAAGCAACCAACTTATCCGCTACTACGCTTGTAGCAACAAACTTTAGTTCAGGTAACGCTCAAATCTCAGGTGGATATGCAGATGGATTTACAATTGGTGGCAACACAGCCGCAACTGGAACATTTACTACTACCAATCACGACGAAGTTGTAGCAACGTCTGGTAATGCCGCAACATGGTATGCAACCACACTAAACAGTACAGCAGGTAACATCACAACACTTACTGCTCCTACTGTTGATGCACAAACAACCACAACTACAACATTAAATGCCACAACTGGTAATATTACTACTGCAACAGCAGGTAGTATGGCAGTCAGCGATTTAACAAACAACAGAGTTGTTATTGCTGGTACAAGTGGCGAACTTGAAGATGATGCAAACTTTACATGGGATGGTACAGATCTAAACCTTACTGGTGGATTAAACGTAACTGGCGACTTAGCAGTTGATAACATTGCAGTTAACGGCAACGCTATTACGTCAACAGACACAGACGGAGACATAACACTAACACCAAATGGTACTGGTGAAGTTGTTATAAGTGCAGGGTTAGCAACAACTCTTAATGCCGCAACTGCTACTGCTGTTACATTAAACAGTACAGCTGGTAACATCACAACACTTACTAGCCCAACAGTTGATGCACAAACAACTACAACTACTACACTTAATGCTACAACTGGTAATGTTACAACTATTAGTGGTACAACAGCAACATACACAAATGTTAATGCTGGTACAACCACAAGTGCTACCATAAATGCTACAGCAGGTAATGTTACAACACTTACAGCACCTACTATTAACGCAGGTACAACCACAAGTGCTACCATAAATGCTACAGCAGGCAATGTTACAACACTAGGTGCTACAAACTTTAGCAGTGGCAACTTACAAGTAACAGGTGGATTTGTTGACAATGTACATGTTGGTGCCAATGTAGCCGCAACTGGTAACTTTACAACACTTGATGCAGAATCATTGGATGTTGATAACATCACAATTAACGGCAACGACATTACGTCAACTGACACCAATGGCGATATTAACATCACACCAGACGGAACAGGTAGTGTAGTCATTGATGGATTAAACTATCCACAAGCAGATGGTTCAGCTAACCAAGTAATACAAACAGATGGTAGTGGTCAACTAAGTTTTGCTACTGTATTGACTGATATCGTTGCAGACACAACACCTCAGTTAGGTGGCGACTTAGATGTAAATGGACAATCAATTGTATCTGTATCAAACGGTGATATTAATATTACGCCAAATGGTACAGGTGATGTTGTTGTTAGTACTATCGAAGTTAGTGATTTAACTGACAACAGAGTTGTTATTGCTGGCACAGCAGGTGCACTTGAAGATGACGCTAACCTAACCTATAATGGTACAACACTAGCCACAAATGGCCTCAGTGCTACTACTGCTGACATTAACGGTGGTACTATTGATGGAACTACAATTGGTGGAGCAAGTGCTGCCGCAGGTACATTTACTGATTTGTCAGCAACCAATGCTGCCTTAACAGGTGGTTATGTTGATAATGTACATGTTGGCGCAAACACAGCCGCTACAGGTTCGTTTACTACACTAGAAGCAAGTGGCACTTCAACTCTTGCACAAGTAGATGCAACTATACTAAACGGTGCAACACTAAATGTCACAAATGGTAACGTAACTACACTTACTGCTCCTACAATTAATGCAGGTACAACCACAAGTGCTACAGTTAATGCTACAACTGGCAATGTTACAACATTAACTGCTACAAATGTAATCAATACTACATTGGTTGCTACTAACTTCAGCAGTTCTAACGTTGATATTAATGGTGGCGCAGTTGATGGAGCCACAATTGGTGCCGCAAGCGCAAGTACTGGTGCATTTACAACACTAAGTGCAAGTGGTAACACAACAGTAACAAGTTCACAAAGCAGTGGCAATGCAAGTTCGGGTGCTTTGGTTGTTACAGGTGGTGCTGGTATTGGTGAAAACTTAAACGTTGGTGGTGATGTTGTTATCACTGGTGACTTAACAGTTGAAGGTGACACAACAACTATTAACACAGCAACACTTAATGTTGAAGATTTGAACATTACTATTGCTGACGGTGCCGCAGATGCCGGATCTGCTAACGGTGCTGGTATTACAGTTGACGGTGCCAACGCAACCATTACATACGCAAGTGCAGATGATAGTTGGAACTTTAACAAACTATTGAAAGCAACAGATGGTTCTATCACAACACTAACATCTACAAATGTAATCAACACAACATTGGTTGCTACAAACTTTAGTAGTGGTAACGTACAAGCAACAGGTGGTTATGTTGATAACGTACACGTTGGTGCGAATGTAGCCGCTACAGGTGCATTTACTACACTAGAAGCAAGTGGTACAAGCACACTAGCTGGTGTAGATGCTACATCAGTAACAAGTGCTACAGTCAATGCTACATCAGGTAACGTAACTACACTTACTGCTCCTACAATTAATGCAGGTACAACCACAAGTGCTACAGTTAATGCTACAACTGGTAATATTACTACTGCAACAGCAGGTAGTTTGGCAGTTAGTGACTTAACTGATAACAGAGTTGTTATTGCTGGTACAAGTGGTGAACTTGAGGATGATGCTAACTTTACATTCAATGGTACAATATTGGCATTGACAGCCGCTATGGATATCACAGGCGACTTAGATGTAGATAACATCAACATCAATGGCAACGACGTTACATCAACTGACACCAATGGCGATATTAACATCACACCAGATGGAACAGGTAGTGTGGTCATTGACGGGTTGAGTCATCCGCAAGCAGATGGTACATCCGGACAAGCACTTGTTACAGACGGAAGTGCGCAGTTAAGTTTTGCTACTGTGTTAACTGATCTTGTACAAGACACAACACCTCAACTAGGTGGTGATTTAGATGTAAATGGCAATCAAATTGTTAGTGTATCAAATGGCAATATTGCACTTACTCCTAACGGTACAGGTGAAGTTATTGCAAGCACACTAGCAGTAAGCGATTTAACAAACGATAGAGTTGTTTTTGCAGGTGTAAACGGTGCATTAGAAGACAGTACCAATCTTACATACGATGGTACAAACTTAACTACAAATGGTTTAGTTGCTACCACTGCTGACATTAACGGCGGTACAATTGACGGCACTAACATTGGTGTTTCATCACAAGGCTCTGGTGCATTTACAACACTAAGTGCAAGTGGTACTTCAACCGTAGCACAAGTAGATGCTACTGTATTGAATAGTGCTTCACTTAACACCACAGCTGGTAATATCACAACACTTACTAGCCCAACAGTTGACGCACAAACAACCACAACTACTACACTAAATGCAACAGCTGGTAATATCACAACACTTACTAGCCCAACAGTTGATGCAATTACCACAACAAGTACAACTGTTAATGCTACAACAGGTAATGTTACTACACTAACAGCAACTGATGTTATCAACACAACACTAGTTGCTACAAACTTTAGTAGTAGTAATGTTGACGTTAATGGTGGTGCAATTGACGGAACACCAATTGGTGCCGCAAGTGCAAGCACAGGTGCATTTACAACACTAAGTGCTTCGGGTACTTCAACTGTAGCACAGGTAGATGCAACAATACTTAATGGCGCCACAGTTAATGCAACTGCTGGTAACATTACAACGTTGACATCACCAACAGTTGATGCACAAACTACTACAAGTACTACACTTAATGCTACAACAGGTAACGTTACAACATTAACTGCTCCTACTATCAACGGTGGTACTACTACAACTGCTACGTTAAACAGCACAAGTGGTAATATTACTACATTGGATAGCACAACTGTTAATGCCATAACAGGTACAATCACCACAGTTAATACAACAACTGCAAACGTTCATACTGGTGTTATTGACAACTTGTCAAGTGCGAATGTAATGCTTACAGGTGGTGATATTGACGGTGTTAATATTGGTGCTTCAACAGCAGGCACTGGTGCGTTCACAACACTTGCCGCAAGCGGTGTTTCAACACTAGCAGGCAACATTGTTGGTACAAGTGGTACAGCAAGCACAAGCGATATTACTGGTGCATTGGTACTTACAGGTACAGGCGGTGCTGGCATTGGCGGCAATATTAATGTTGGTGGCGGTGCGCTACTTAACATTGATCAAACTGCCAACTACGACGTTAAGGTTAGTGGCGCAAATGATACATCATTGCTTTGGGCACGTGCCGCAAATGGTTACGATCAAGTATTAATTGGTAACAGTGCTGTAGTAAGCAATTTGGTTAATGGTGCTAAACTTCAAATTAACACCACAGACAGTATATTACTACCAGTTGGTACAACAGCACAGCGTCCAGGTAGTGTTGGCGGAACTGACACAACTGGTATGTTGCGTTATAACTCCAGTATTGACAACCTTGAGTTCTACGATGGCTCAGAGTGGAACACAGCTGGTACAACGTTTACTGTTATTGCAAGTGAAACATTTAATGGTGATGATTCAACAACAGGCTTTACACTAAGCGAAGCACAAACAACTGCAAGTTGTATTGTTAGTATCAACGGTGTTGTTCAGCTACCAACCACAGCATACAGTGTCAGCAGTACAACACTTACATTTACTGAAGCTCCAGCAACTGGTGATAAGATTGAAGTTAGAAAACTAACAACAACACAAACAGTATCAGGACTTTCAAGTGCAAACAGTTATGTACAAGTTGAAGCAGCCGATGATGGTGTTAAGTTCTACGCAGGCACAAGTGCCGCAACACTACGTTGGACAATTGACACAGACGGTCACTTAGTACCGGCAGCCAATTCTACACAGAACATTGGTAGCTCAAGTGCTAGACTTGGTACGTTATATGTAACTGATCTTGTAACAGGTAACCAAGGTGATTTACGCTTTAACGACGCTGACAGTAGCAACTTCGTTGCTTTCCAGGCTCCTGCTACAGTAGGTTCAAACATTACTTGGACACTACCAGATGCAGACGCTAGTGTAAGTGGTTATGCTCTTGTTAGTGATGCGTCAGGCACACTAAGTTGGGCGGCAGCTGGTGCAACTATTAGTCAAGACGAATCAACAAATACAAACTTTAACTTGTATTTTGCTACAACTACTAGCGGTGCACTAACATCAGTCAATTACGATTCAGGTGTACATTACAATCCAAGTACAGGCACACTAACATCAGCCGCATTTGCTGGTAATGTTACTGGTGATGTAACTGGTCAACTTACAGCACAAAACATTCAAGTTGGTGTTACAGGTACTAATGAAATTGACACAACAAGTGGCGGTTTAACTCTTGATTCAGCAAGCGGCACAGTTACAGTTGATGACAACTTGATTGTTAGCGGTGACTTTACTGTAAACGGTACTACAACAACAATCAATTCAACAACTTTAACAGTTGATGATAAAAACATTGTTCTTGCTTCAGGTGCCGCAGATGCTGCAACTGCTAACGGTGCTGGTATTACAGTTGATGGTGCAAGTGCTACACTTACTTACGCTAATACAGGTGACAAGTGGGTATTTAACAAAGCAACTGATGTTTCATCATTGTTGATCAATGGTACTGCTGTTACTTCGACAGCCGCAGAACTTAACTACGTGGCTGGGGTCACGTCAGCCATACAAACACAGTTAGATACGAAAGCACCATTAGCAAGTCCAACATTTACTGGCACAGTAAGTGGCGCTACAGCTTCATTTAGTGCTAACGTAACTGCAAGCTACTTCATAGGTACAGCAACAGAATCATTGTATGCTGACTTGGCTGAGAACTATCAAGCAGATGCTAATTATTCAGCAGGTACAGTACTTGAGTTTGGTGGCGCAGAAGAAGTAACAACTGCTACTGAAAATTCAAGACGTGTAGCAGGTATTGTTTCAACTGATCCAGCTCACTTGATGAACGGCGGACTAAAAGGTTCTAACGTGGTACCATTGGCACTTATGGGTCGTGTTCCATGTTTAGCAATTGGTCCAGTAGTCAAAGGTGACATGATGGTATCAGCAGGATTTGGTTATGCGAAAGCAGACGCTAATCCAGCAACAGGTACTGTGATTGGTAAAGCACTAGAAGCACTAGCAGACGGTGAAAAAGCAACAATTGAAGTAGTTGTAGGTAAAGTATAATCTGCAATATCTCAAGCAACACAATAAAGGGACACTGAGTTGTCCCTTTATTTTTGAATAAATATATACACATATTTTTATAGACTTATATTATGCCATTAACTAGACCACCATTATCATTCTTAAACTCAAACAGCACAGTGTTTAACGACCCACTGTTGGTATTACATCAAGGTTCGGGATCGGCTGACAGTGATGTAGGTTTTGTTTTTAATAGAGCAAACGGGTTAGTCGCCAATGTTGCTGTATACTGGAGCGAAACAGACAAATCGTTCTACACAGCATTCACTGACTCAGGCGGTGCGGGAGATGCAAACCTAGTACCAACAAGCTACGCACCAATAACGGTGGGTACACTAAATGCCAACAATGCAGTAGTTACAGGTAACTTAACAGTAAGTGGCCTCACCACAACAATAAACACAACAAACAGTACCATATCAGATAGTTTAATAGAATTAAACAGTGGCGCCGGCAGTAACAGTAACGATTTAGGATTTATATTTGAACGTGGTAGCACAGGCGACAATGCCGCAATCATATGGGACGAAAGCGCAGATGTTTTTGTACTAGGCACTACCACAGCAACAGGTGCAAGCACAGGTGACTTGACCGTATCACAAGTAGGTTTACACGCTGGTAGTATTACAATCAACAGTGCGTACACTTTCCCAACAGCAGATGGTAGTGCTAACCAAATACTACAAACAGACGGTAGCGGCACACTAAGTTTTGTTGACAACACTGGCAGCGGTCTTAGCAACGTTGTAGAAGACACCACACCACAGTTAGGTGGTGACCTGGATGTAAACGGACAAAAAATTACAAGTGCGTCAAATGGGCATATTGAAATTACACCCAACGGAACAGGCAACGTGGGGATTGGTAACGCATCACCAGCATCCCCACTAACAGTAGCAGGGGTAATTGAATCTACCACAGGTGGTGTTAAGTTCCCAGACGGTACAACACAAACAACAGCCGCAAGTGCTGGTATTACAGAAGCAACAGCAATTGAGTATGCAATAGCATTAGGTTAAATACAGTATGATAGGAATTAGAAATGGCATTTAAAAGCGTAGTGACCGGGAACATAGGGACCAGCCCCGCACAGGTGTCTGACACAGTTTCGTCCAGTACAACACACACCATTATTGGTTTTAGTTTATCAAATATACACGCAAATAATATTGCTGTAACAGCAACACTAAGCAAAAGCGGTGGCGCAACAGTAAACATGATCAAAGGCGCAACAGTAGCCAGTGGTGGTGCGTTGGTAATCGTTGGTGGTGATCAAAAAGTAGTTCTTGAGCAAGGTGACACAATAAGTGTTTCATCTGACACTGCTACTAGCACAGATTCCATAATGAGTTACTTGTCATCGTCGACTTAGGATAATCAATGGCATATTTAGGCAACGAACCCGACGTTATAACAACAGCTGAAACAGTTATTAATACAGCCAATGATGGCAATAACGAAACTGTTTTCTTGGTATTCAGCGATACACAAGGGGCTACAACCGCGTTAGAAACTGATGTTAGTTTAACATACAACCCTAGCACAAATTTATTAACAACAGCTGGTGCTGGTATTGGTACAGATATTCCCAGTGGCGCACTAACAATCAGTGCAGACAGTAGCACCACAAACAATCGTGCATTACATCTAACAATTACAGACGACGATCCAACTGCGGCAACAACCGCTACATATATCGATTACAACGTAACAGGTGCAACTGCCACAGGTGGTGACACCAATCATATAGCACTTAGAGTTGATACCAATTCTAGTGCTACAGGTGGTGACACCACTGACGAACACAGAGTATTCGGCATTTATAACTCAGTAGATGTAAGTGGAGACTCTGACCTAGTGTACGGACACTACAACGATATGAGGGTTAGCCACAGTGAAGGTACAATATCTGTTTTGTATGGAAATTACACCCTGCTAGAATCAGACAACAGTGGCGGAACTGTTGCTACAGCGGCAGCAAACAGAAATTTAATGTACGTAAATGGTACAGGCAATACAACTAATGCATACGCTGATTTTAATGTTACTCTTTTACAAAATCCATCCACTGTTACAAATGCATTTGGTAGTTACCATGAGGTACAGTTAGAAGCCAATTCAACTGTAAGCACTGTATATGGCGTTCGTTCGGTAATTGATGAAAATGGTGGATCTTCAACAAATGAATACTTGTTTCATGGAAGTTATGAAGGCACGCCAAGCGGATCAGGTTACGGTTTGTACATTGATGGTGAAACTAAAAATTACATCAGTGGTGCCGTTGGTATTGGTACGACTAGTCCATCTGATACACTAACCGTAGCCGGTACAGGAAACTTCAGTGGCAATGTAACAGCAAGTCACTTTGTAGGTACTGCTACTGAAGCACTATATGCTGACTTGGCAGAGAATTACCAAGCAGATGATACCTATGAACCAGGCACCGTATTGGTATTTGGCGGCTCAGCAGAAGTAACCGCAACCAACAAAACACACGATACCAGAGTAGCAGGCGTAGTCAGTACCAATCCTGCATACTTGATGAACAAGGACAGCGGCAACACATCACTGGGATTAACAGGGCGATTGCCTTGTTTGGTTAAAGGACCAGTAGACAAAGGTACACTGTTGGTAACAAGTACTACACCAGGTGTAGCACAAGCACTAAACGATGCGTACTACAAGCCAGGGTGTGTTATTGGCAAGAGCATGAACACATTAACAGATTCTAGCATAGAACTGATTGAAATAGCAGTAGGGAGATTCTAAGTGGCATATATTGGAAATAGAGTGGTAGCAGGTGTTGGATCAGCAGTTAAGGTTGATTTAGATGCACCAACAAATGCACTGAGAGTCAAAAGCGATGGTAGAATTGGTATTGGCAAGTCTGACCCAACTGCTCCGTTGGATGTAGCAGGTCAAATAAAGGCCACATCAATAGCTACAACAAATAATATTGATATTGCAAGTGGTGCTACTACCGGTTCTGGAATCTTAAACATAGGTGCAAATAGATCCGGTAATGGATATGGTTACATTGATATCGTTGGTGATACAACATACACAGATTATGGATTAAGGCTTATTCGTAGCAATGGTGGTGCAAATACTAATAGCCAATTAGCTCATCGCGGCACAGGTCAGCTACAACTAGTTGTACAAGACGCTGGTGCCTTAGTAGCCATAACCAGCAACACAGAACGCATGCGCATTGACTCTGCTGGTAACGTAGGTATTGGCTTAACCAATCCGAGCACAAAACTGCACGTAGCTGGAACAGTAACAGCAACAGCATTTGCAGGTGATGGTAGTTCTTTAACAGGCATCGAATCCTTACCTGCCGCTATTGATGTTAATGGATCAGCACCAGACGATTCATTAGTAATTGACAGTGCTGGCAACGTAGGCATTGGGACGAGTTCGCCGCAAACACGTTTACACGCATTTTCAAGCGCAACAACCACGACAGTTTCTATTCAAGGAAGTTTGTCTGCTGGGGCAAACACACCAACGCTGGACTTTACTGGCAATAATGGTGGGTATTCATTTGGCGCACGTATTCAAGCAATACGTGATACCTCGGCAGGCGGCTATGCTTTAGCATTTGGCACAACAACAAACAATGCCGCAGAAGGTAGCGCACCAACAGAGCGTATGCGTATCGACACCAGCGGTAGAGTGGGGATTGGTACTGCTACACCTAGTTCAAAATTAGAAGTATATGACGCATCAACAGCGGTAGCCCGTGTTACGGCTGGTACAGAAATATTTGAGATTCGCAACACCGGTAGCGAAGTTCGTCTTGCTGTTGTTAGCGCAGACCCCATGACATTTAGAACATCAAATGTTGAGGCTATGCGTATCGACAGCAGTGGCGATGTACTTCCAGGAGCAAACGGAACTCAAGACTTTGGATCAACCAGTTTACGTTGGGCAAACATTTACACCAGTGACTTGCATTTAAACAACGGCATAGGCAACTACACTATCGTCGAGGGCGAAGAAGACTTATTCTTGTACAACAACAAAAACGGCAAGACATACAAGTTCGTGTTGGCAGAAGTTGACCCC